ACCGATCGCTGAAGTCTCACAGTTCTCCAGAGCTGAAGTCGAATTAACACCCCGATCAGTAACCTTCTCCTCAGCGTATCCTGTCGAAAACGCCACGCTATCTGCGAAAGTTCGATATAAGTATGCTTTAACAATAAATCGATCATTCTGGTAACTCTCCAATTCTGTGCTTATGCGAAAGTCTGGAAAGTCCTTAATGAACTTTTCCAAACGACTTTCAACTGTTTCGTAATCGGCTAAATTAAACACTTGGTAACTCCTCTTGTTTTAATAAATACTCGGTTTGTTCCGGTAATGACCAAACAGTACCGTCTGCCCAAGTCTGGACATCGATGGCGCAACTGTTGCAATAATGCCGTCGAGTGCCTTGGCTTTTAGGATGATTGCTAATGACGGTATAACTTGCTGGCTTTTGACCAAGCAAAGAATTAACGCCATAACGCACTTTGCAATAATCGCACCAGATTCCTGGCGCAGCTTTAATAACTGTCAAGGTCACTCCAGTCAGTTGATGCAATCTGTCCAGCGAGCGCAATGTATGCTGCGCCGTCCTTGTAACTGTCTGCGTGGAGGCTTGTCTCTTGTAAGCGTGAGATTTTGACAAGTGCCATACAGATTGCGACTTCGTGAGGCTCGATGTTGCGTTCAAGATAGGCTGACCAGAGTTTGGCAATTCGAAGGTGATTGAGAGCTGCCAAGCCGTAATCTTTACCTCGGTCTTGGATAAGGTCTTTTGCTTCGTCAAGGATGTCATCAGCGCGCATTAACACTCACGCGCTGACTGTTCTTGCCAATCGCCAAGCCTTCACGCTTGCCTTCTGAAAAGCCTTTGCCCCATCCAACGATGAACCAAAGGATATTAGCTAACATCAGTAAAACAATTACTGGTACTTGTAGATCCATTTTTTGCTCCCGATTCTTGTAACCATTGGTGGCTACAGGATTACGGTCTCACATTTGTCAGACAATTTCTCGGACATTTCGATAACAAAACGGTAACGATTTAGCCCCAGCGTTTGCCTTGATAGATGAATGAGCCATCTTTCGGATCGATTGGAATTAACTCAGGCGTAAATCGTTTGCCGTGTAATGTGCCTACAACAAAACCCATCTGCCAGTTCGCATAACCCTTTGTGTACCCCATTCCAGGGCTTGATAGATCGACTAAGTTGCCAACCTCAACACCCCAGACGATGCGTCCGTAACGCCCTCCAGAAGCCTCTGAATGGGCACTCAAGCCCAGTCTATGGGTATGTCCTGACACAACTGATTTACCCATACGCACCGCACCGTTTAGGGCTGTTTGTCCAGGTTTGTTTGATAATGGGAAAGCGTCTCCATGGCATGTGTGCCAACCTGGAGCAAAGTCAAAGCCGTTTGGATGATATTTAATGCCAGCCTTGTCATAACCCATAAACTTGTCATAGCGCAGCTCTGGAAGATTCATAAATGCGGGCAATCTGCGAGATAAAGACTTATAAACACGCGCTCCATGATTCGAGCCAACTACATCAGTAACGCCAAGATATTCAAGAATCTCTAAGGTTAGTTTACGATCTTCGTCGATGTTGCCTTCAACCTCTTGCCATGGTTGAGCAAAGCCACCAAGTTGCGGTAGATCAATTTCATCACCAATGCATATGGTTTGGTGAGGCTTGTAAGCCCTTAAAAACTTGCCTAGATTCTTGACTGCTGTTTCATGAAAGAACGGTGCCTGGATGTCTGAAATCCAAGCAATTCGTTTTACTGTCATTAGTCCTCATCGTCATCATCATAATCCCCAAGCTTTTCAGGGTCGATTGGATCAGGCAAGATCCAGCCAGGATAAGCTTGTGGTTCGGTAATCATGAACATCGCAACATCCTCTGCAAAACCTGCGCGTTTTAAGCTGCAAAAGTATTCATGCAGCCCGATGCAATAAGCATCAAGTTTTGAATAACCTTGCTCCTCTAGCGCCTTAGTTGCTTTTCTTGCCATGTGGATAAGTGTCCCTTACTTCTTAAGAAGTTCCATCATCTGTTCCTGGCGTGTCTCTATTCTTGCCAATCGGTCTGCGAGAGATGATCCACCATTCGGCGTAAGAGTCCACAACCAACCGCGAACCAGGTAACGCAAACCGCCAATAAAAATACCAAGCGTCGAGACAATAGCGAGAGTGAATCCCGCCCAATCATTCGCACTCACCTCAAACCGAAAGCTTCATCTTTAGGATTTAGCCAACGCATAATCGGTGGGATTGTTGCTAGAGCACCGGCATAAGCGATGTTCTTAGGGTTAGTTTCGCCCGCAGCTATGAGTGCAAGCGCAGCCGTTAGAAAGGCTCGACCCCAACTTGCTAGCATCTTTTTTAGATCCTGTGTCATCTGTTCCTCCTAGTAATGGGATGTTAAAAAACTTCGAATCCGTGTCACCAGCCTTTGTAAAACTGATGTGGATGTGCTTGGTGTGTGGATTAACTCCCGTGTACTTTCGCCAGCGCCAGAAGCTTCGAGCGCTTGCAATCTTGTGATTAAAGATGACATAAGCAATCCGTTTATCTGACTTGGCTGCAATTCGTATCTGGTCGGCAATGTAAGCAGCTGTGGAGGCTTGTTTGTCGAAATCAGCATCGAGATCGATAGCGCGGACAATCCCTGAATCAGGGTCAGGGTTATGATCGCTCTTTCGGGTTGAGTGCTTGGCATCTCCGATTGTCCCGTCTGAGTCACGCTTGCGATCTGGATAAGCATCGTCTGCCTGTTCTCTTAGTTGAACAACTGATTTTGATAAACGAGGTTTCATTAAAGACCAAGTGCCTCTAGGTCATCAATAGTTAATCCAAGAGCAGCCAGTTTTGCTTGTGCTGCATTTTTAGCAGCATTTGGATCAACGGCAATGTGTGCTTTTATTGCAGCTTCTAATTGAGCCTGTGTTGCATCATTATTATCTGCAAGCATGATTTTACTAATTTTGCCATTTTCGTCATAAGTCGCATTAAGACCTTTGCCATTTAATTCAATGTCTAATTGACCAAGATTGATTTTCTTATCGATTTTCATTATGACCCCAAGTTCAAAACAGTAATTGTGCGGTATTCAAATTGTGCCTCAGCCGGCGTTTGCGCCTTAAACTTTAGTGTAAATGTGTTACTTCCAGCCGTCACAGTTGCAAAACTATGAATTGCAAATCTATTAGTTTGTCCACCACCAGAGCCAGGTCGTTCAAAAATCAAGGCTTGTGCATCGCTGGCAGATTGAGTTGTTGCTCCGCTAATGTCATAGGATACAAAGGCTCGCTTGCTTGTTGAATCTGTTTGGAGTCCACAACTAATAATTACTAGAACCTTAGTTCCAGTTGTTAATGTTACTGATTGTGTTGTCGCAAGGTTTGTATAACTTGTTGAAGTTGTTACTTCTAAAGTATTAACTGTTGAACTAGCGTTACCAACACCAGTTGCTAAAGTTGTCCATGCAGGTACACCACTTGAAACAGTTAAAACTTGTCCAGTTGTTCCAATACCTAATCTTGCTGGTGTTGAACCGCTAGATGAATAGATTGTGTCACCTGTTGTTGTCAAAGGATTGGTCATGCCAGCAGAATCAGCAGACCAAACGAAATCAAGATCGGTATTTGTAGCCTTCTTAAGTACTTGACCGGTTGTGCCGCCTTTTAGATCGACAAAGGATGTATCCACGCCACCTAAAGCGGTACGAATAGCAGCTGCGCCGTCCTTGACGAGATCGGTATCGTCGGGAGTTTCCCACCCGAAGTTAGTTGTTGTTGCCATGTTTCTCCTTTATCAGGCTACTATTGTAGCGTCAATCCATTCTAGGGTCGGGCTTAGAGTGTTCCATGTCTCGGCTCCTGAGACTCCATTCCAGCGTATGGACTGGATTGAGTAAGCAGTAGGAGAAACAGTTAAAGTTAAATAAAGCGAGTTATAACCAGCGCTAAATGTCCAACCTTCAACAAAGCCTTGGAATTGCCCATTAGTAATATTTGATGGCAGATCGATGATGTTTACGGGTAAGCCCATAAATACCTCTAGCAAAGCATCTCTATCGTTATCATCGATCTCAGGGCTAGCGAGCGGGAAAGTGATTGACTTAAACTGAGCCTCTGGGAAAGCGCGTAAGGCTAAATAAAACTCAGCCTGATATTCAGCATCATAGTCGTGTTCTAGTGAAGTAGTGATCTCATAAGATTGTTGTCCATAAAGAGCGATTGAAGCGGCATCTGAGGCAGATTCCTGAGCATTTGCCTTATAAGTAATTGTTACGTTATTGCGAACATCGCCTGAGCGTTTTGAAGTTTTGATACCACGAGCCAAAGCATGAGAACCAGTTAGATTGACATAACCGTTAGCTGTTAAATATTCGCTTCGATGAGTGCTATCGGCATAACCAATTCTGCCCTGTGAATCCTCATAGAGATAACCAAGTCCGGATGTCGCCAAAGAAGATACAAGGCTGTAAATGTCGGTAGTATCTGAAGAACGAGCGGTCAATTCATAATCGCCTGGTTGATCGATTTCACCAAGCCCAGAATTTTCAGCGTTAGCCCAGGTTGTTGTTGGATCGTACCCAGCCCAAGTTTCAGCAGCTGGTACTTCATTCCAAGTATCAAACAAAGCTTCGCTGAGAATTGTGTAAATCTGATCGCCCTCAAAATCTTTGCTTAAAACGCCCGTTGTAAGCGTTTTAGGCAGTTTAGATAGAGCCCCCAAAGCAACTACCTTAATTCGCTCTGAAATAGCCGTAGATGAGGCTTGTGTGACTTCTACGTCGATGTCCGTTACATAGCCACCAAACAAGTTTACAAAAGTCCCTGTTGAGTCTTTGACTCTGATATTTATCTGGTCATTGATATCGATAACAATAGGTGAAAGATCCAGGTTAAGAATCTCAATATTGCAGTAACCCGCATAAGGCTGAGAGTAAATATCTTGACGACCAGAAGTAATCGTCAGATTAGCAAGGGTGAGATTTGTGTAATCTCCTCCGCCATTGATTGTTACTTGCCATTCAGGATTCCATTCGCTCATGCGATTAGAGCCGATCCAGCCCCACCGCCACCGCGATAAGAGGACTCATTAATGATTTCTACAATCTGACGAGCAACGCCTTCCTTGTCCAAAGCTCCAGTCACATTGATGTTGTAAACCGGTGCCATAGATGCAGACTCAGCAGCTCTAAAAGATCCAGCGTTAAATGAACCGATTGAGACCGCAGCTGCGACAGCTGTTGAAACTCCAGCAATTCCAGCCGAACCGTTACTACTTGTTGTGGCTGTTGTAGTGGCTGTTGTTGGGATGGAGGTAACAGATGAGCTTATCGTCTGACCACTGGACATTGAAAAATTGCCAAGTGCGCCTGTAGATGTAGATCCACTTGTTGAACCAATCTTAGGAATTAAACCAATATCTGCTCCTGGCTTAATAAGGTTTACGCCCTTAATAATTAAATTGATGCCGTCAATGGCGGTATTTAGTAAAGGCTTAATGGCACCCAATACCTTGCCAATAAGGGTTATGACGACTCCAGCGATCTCACCAACTACCTTTAAGGAATCACCAATAGCCTGACCGATAAGTGGCGCAACAAACTTGATAACTTCCCAGAAAGATGCAAACTCGTCTCGGCTATCCATAACAGCCTTTTTGACTTTATCGATAATAGTTTTAATACCGTCAAAAATTGGTGTAACGACTTGTTTAATAGTTGATGCAACATCGCTAATCGTCTTACCAAAACCGTCGCCCTCAGTAAGGCTAAACGCAGCGGTAAAGGCTTGAATCGCTGGTAGAGCATTTTCATTAATAAAACCTAAAAACTTGTCAAGGATTGGCAATAAAGCCTGACCAAGTGTCTCCTTGGTTTCATCAAAAGCAACCTGGACTCTTGCAATCTTGCCTGCATAGGTATCGGCGTTAGCAGCTGCTGCTCCACCAAACAATTCTGTAAGTTTGCCCTGAACATCTGTAAAAGTCATTGTCTTTAATTCAGCAGCATCAAGCCCAAGTCCTAATTTACCAAGGGCTGCCGTATTTCCATCATATGCCTTACCCAAGCTATTGGCGACTGCTTCGAGTGGCTTACCAGTTGCTGTACTGACATCAAGAGCAATCGCCAATAAATCCTGGGCTTTTGTGATGTCGCCAGTCGATCGAACCAAGCGACCAAGTGCCGGACGAAGTTTGTCATCTGCAACACCAGTTGCTAAAGACATCTGAAGAATCGAGTCCTCAGTTGCTTTGATCTGAGCATTAGTTGCGCCGGTTGCATTTTCAAGAGCGAGCGCTAATTGAGTTTGAGCCTGCTCATCTTCAATCGCAGCTTTAACTCCATCGACTGCCAACTTAGTTGCATAAGCACCCGCAGCTGCTGCTGCTGCTGCAAAAGCCAATCCAGCCTTTTTAGAAAAGTCACCAAGCTTATTAGATGATGATTCAACATCGCCATTAGCAGATTTTAACTTTTTATTAAGATCATCGACATCAGCAAGAATCGAAAGTTTAAGGGTTCTATTGCCTGCCATTAATCCCACTCCTTCAGAATCCTGCTAAATGCTTCTTCCCATTGACGAACTAGATTTGGCTGGATCTGTCGCAAGGTTGGGTAAATGAAGTAACCAGAATTACCTCTACCTTTGTTTGGCGTACGAGTCGGGAATTGCTTAAAGCGATTAGAACCAAACTCCATGCCATAAAGTAAATCTAAAGTTGAACCGCCACCGCTAAACTTCTGGCGAGCAAAGCCATAACTAAACTCGCCAATCTTTGAAGTCTTGCTTACCTTAACTCCATCTGCAATACGGCGAGCAGCACTCCCTGAAACCAAGCGAGTCGCTGCTGCGATCTTAATACGGTCAGCAGCGAACTCAGCAAGATTAGAACTTTCTTTTTTAGCAGCTTCAATGGCTTCATCTGACATACCCTTAAAAGCCCTGGTAATGCCGCGTAAATCTGATTTATCATAAGCGATTTTGACATCATCTGCCATCCGTTCGCTCCTTTAATAAATCTATCGCCGTTAATATGTCATCTGCATCATCCCAGTATTGCATCGGTATCCCCGTCTCTATTGCTAGAGATACGAGGATCCGCCTTATGCTTCCTGGCTGGTGGCTTTTGGGCTATCGTCTCCTACCGTTACATTAGCAACGGTGTCAGACCATATTTCGTAAGACTTAACAGGCTTTCCAGCGTTCTCTCGCTTATAAGCGTTATAAGCCAGAAACATAAGATCCCAGATGCCAATCTTGTCATTAGCTTGAGAAATCGTGTTGCCAGTTGCCTTCTCCCACTTTGCCCACTCAGGAGGTTGAGCCGTGTAAGTTGCTTCGTCGCCTGAGTTATATGTAATTGTGATTGGTAGTTTCATCTTTGCTCCCGTTTGTTAGATTTTAGCTGAATGTGTCTGCTGGTGTTCCGACTACCTGTAAAGCCCAAGTATCGGTTTGTGCTCCTGGAGCAGTACCACCGACTGTCGGATAAACAGGCAAAACATTACAAGCGAATACTGCGCCTGTTGCAGCTGTTAAAGATACTGCAAGTGTTGTGTTTGGATTTGTATCAGCTGCTGTCCACATAGCTTCGAATAGTGATGATGCTACGCCCCAGTCAGCAAGTAACTCAACATTCAGAGTCCAGTTGTCGTCTGTGTGTTTAAAAGCTTTGCCATCGAGGGTTTGGTAAATATCGATTGTTGGGCTATTAACGAGTGTAACGCTAGTTGTCTGAGCATCGTAATTAACTGTAGCGATGGTCAGAATTAGGTCGCGACCCGTAATGACTGTTGTTGGCATTTCGGTTTTCTCCTTATGATGTCTGCGTATACCAAGTGGATACGCGTATGTCCGCGACTAGCAAGGTACTAGCGCCTACTGTTGTAACTGTTGGTCGATCAACTACCTGGAGATCGTATCCAGCCGGTATGACCGCCACAACGCTCGTTATGAGTTGCTCGATGTTATCAAGCGAAGCCGGGTTGCTGTTGTAAGCAACGCAACAGGTTATTGTGTAATTTAACTTGCATCGAAAGGTGCTCTTTCCAATAGTCTCAAACTCCATGTAAGGAGAATCCGGTACGACTACAACAGCAGGTGCGGGAACTTGCTCTGGAACATAACTGAATATGTTGGCAGAAACTCCAGCAAGAGCCGTGGCAAGAGGAGTGCGAACTGCTGAAAGAATTGTGCTCGGCATTATTGAGCCATCGTTTCAACATCGATGTAAGGTCCCAAGAGACCAACGCAACGATTAAACAAGCTGCGACCCATCCGATATGGCGACGGTGCAAAATCTACTCCTTCAATCTGACCGCCAGGAGCAGTACGAGATTGGAATACTTCAACTGAAACTACCATGATCGCCGATTCAACAGCTGCGACCCCAACATAAGTTGAAGCGCCTGTAAGTGTTGCGGATCCGCTAGGGATGACATTTCGTTCGATGATATCGGCATTAGTGATGTTTGCTGTAAATGTGTACGCATCGACATCAGCATTGACTGTTCGAGTGCCGTTAAATGGAGATCCGCATCCAGCGATGACAACTGATTGTCCTTCGGTGAACTCATGAATCCCTACTGTCTCAAAG